GAGTTTCTTTCGTAAAAGAAAACCCCAACCACGTCCCGATTGCTCGGCGATTAGTTGACCCCGGTTAGCTATGAACCAGGCTTGAAGGATGTGGGTAAGGATCCACAAGGCGACAGAGTCCCCGAAGTCCGCTTAACCTAGGGCTAAGGACGGGCAACTCTCTGTTGTCGCGACTGTCGATCGCAGGTGAATACCAAATCGGCTCGGAGAATGTTGGAGGCCCTGCATCTAGAAACGGCAGAACCTCACACCCCTTTTCTTAAGCGATGACACCGGTACCTAGGATCAAAGTCACTAGACATAAACCCGCTGTTATCCTTTTGCCTAAAGGAACCCCGCGACCTTGTCGCGATTTCATGGCCCGCACCACGCTCGTGGTCTTGCGCGCCGCCTCGTCGGTTCGGAGACTGTGCCACACGGACATCCCAGTCTTTACCCCGTCTCGTACTCGCACTTGTGCCGATTTACTGGCCTCTGTTAAGTCTTACTTGTCTACCGATTTGAAGACAAGTGAAGAGACTCAGATGGCCTTTCAAAGCATCAAAAAACTCCTTCCGGAGTCATGCAAGTGTTTGAAGTCCGGGTTATTGACTGACCTCCGCGCACGTCTCTCGCGTCCTCCCCCGACTCTACCAGCTGGTTACCTTTCCTTCGCACGGGAGATCTCCTCGGAGATCTTTGCAAAGGGTTGGGATAGGTCCTGGCTCGATAAAGTCGACACTTTCGCCCCCTCTCTTTCTTCATGCCAAGGCTTTTCTCGTAAGCAAGGCGGACAATTAGCTGCTCTGGCTGTTACTGGCCACGAGCACTATAAGGAACGGATGACGGGTGCTCCCTTCGGGGAGCTTGAAGGTGAACTGCTCGTTGTCGATTCGTCTGGGAAACCTAGGCCGCTTACGCGGTTCGGTCCAGAATCGGCTTTTCTTCGACCTCTTCACGGACTGATGTATGACACCATCAGTCGCAAAAAATGGCTTCTCCGCGGAGAAGTCACTGAGGCCGCTTTGAACGGAGCAGGTTTCGACCCGACAAAGAAGGTAGAGTTGCCTCTTACCAGTGGTGACTACAAGTCAGCCAGCGACAACCTGTCGATTGAGGTTGCCGAAACCATCCTCGACGTAGCATGGGGTAATTCCCAGTACGTCCCTGCCAACGTATTCCGGTATGCAATGGCCGCTCAGCGGCCTCGATTGCAATACGAAGGCGAGGATCATCTCAAAGAGTCCTTTACTCCGACCAGAGGTCAGATGATGGGAAGTTATCTCTGCTTCCCACTTCTTTGCCTTCAAAATTACATAGCTTTCCGCTATGCGGAGAAGGTGTCGAACGTGAAAGGAACTCCGGTTCTTATTAAC